TTCCGCTATTTTCGTGCATAAAACCCAAAGATAGGCATTAGCATCCAGGCTTCTCTTTTTGCGGAATTTTACCGCTTTGATATCAAGTTTTTCGCAGTCTTTTATTTTCTGAATCTCATAGATTGCAGACGGTTCATTGATTTCAAAAGTGATATGAAACTTGTTTGTCAGCCAGTCTTTCGATATGTTCTGGATTTTTCCGGTACACTCCATCAGGATTCCTTCTTTCTGTTATCCATCAAAAACACTCTTTTGTTCTGTGATGCGTTTCTAATAGACAATGCCACAATATTGCGGTTATCATCATAAAGAATCTGTTCAACAATGAACTTGTCGTAGCACTGAAATTTACCGTTTCCACCCTGTTTAATATCCGCATTATCGGCAGATATCCAGATAAAAGGTGCCGAATATAATTCCCTGCCAATGCCCCAATTGAAGCACGCACGCTTGAAGGAATCTGATGCAAGTCCTTTTTCCTTTTCCGTGAATGATTCTGTTCCGGTATCTTCTTTTTCAATCCACTGCTTTTTGCTTTCATCCCAAATGGACACAATACAATTCGCATTATCCCGGCAATGCTTTCTTTGCCAATTCATGCTGCCCACTGTTTCATCAAGGATGTTTTGGTCAACCCTTGCATCCTTGTACAGAAGCAATGTCAACCCCTTCTGGTTAATGGTTGCAATACGGCAATCAATTTCATGCGCTTCTAATGTTCTGAATTCCATATGAACCCCCTATTTTATTTGAATATTCTGATTTTCTACGATACAAGCACCTTCAATGACAAGACCGGATTTCAGTGCCTTTTTCAATTCGGTTTTATTCACTTCTGGTTCTTTGAATTTCAGGTATTCATCAGGAATGATTGCGCCATCCATGATTTCAACCGCTTCTGACTTTCTGAAGGAAACCTTTACTTTTGCACTTTCAAACGCTGCGCCTTCCAAATATCCTGTTATGTACCGCTTCAGACTTTCCATCTTGTTTTCTGCTGCTTTCTGCCTTGCTGCAAATGCATCCTTTTCTGCCTTCAGTGCTTCCGCTTCTGCTTTTAGGTTCTTGATCCACAAGCAGATGTTTTCAATTTTCGCATCCCTTGTCAGGGATAATTCTTCAAATTTATCAATATCAAATATTTCCCCGGTTTCTACATCTACGCATCCAAGGATTGCTGCATCAATTTCAAACAAACTCATTCCCATTATTCTTCACCTTCCTTTTCAAAACACTTGTCAAAATACTTCACAAAATAATCACGTTTTGCTTCCAGTTCCGCAATCTTAGATTTGTATTCTTCGATTTTCACATTGAACTTATCAATTGCACGTTCTTTGTTCAGTTTCAATTCATGTTCGCAGCATGGTGCGATTTCGTAATTCTCTGCAGTGCCTTCGTTATAGTAGACAAAATCTATTGACACACCACTATAATCTTCCGAGAATACGGCAATAACGATAGTCGGTTGATTTTTGAAATTCACAAATTCAGTAATAACACCCGGTTTTGCTTTATAACCGCTATATTCTTTACAAAGAACTTTTACATTCTGACCGACACGGTATTCATCAATCCTTCGTGCCGTTGTCATATCCACTTCTAATTTGACACCATTAATTTCTACGATTCTTTTTGTTTCTCCCATTGTTTTATTCTCCTTTTCTGTTTTTATATTCTTCCGGCAAGAATGAAAGGATGTGTGCTATAACATCAACTGTCCAACCGTTGCCGATTGATTCATATTTCATTTGCGTGGAAACACCTTCTGCGTTTGTATAATCATCAGGCAATGTTTGCAGCCTTTCGCATTCTTTCAATGTCATTTGCCGGATGTTCTTTTCGTCTGATTCAAAATATGGATCGGTTTTCCACTTTTCTTTGATTGCTTCAATATCACCTTCAAAGATTGCTTGTCCAAAAGATTTTCCGAAATATCTTCTGCACAGATATGATTGCGAACCATTAAAACCCGCATACCTTCTTGCTATGCAAAGAGATTTTTCACGGTCAACAGTCCCGCTTTCAACAATATCAGCAAGTTTTATCCCTTTATCTTCTGGAACTGTGACATTCGGTATATTTGTCCAATAGTATCTTTTTCTTGTTTGTGCAGATAACAAAGCCGAATTAATCATTATAGGCTCAACACCCAAATGCTTTGTGATTTCATTCTTGATTGCATCTGCCATTGAATAATTATTTTCATACAAGAAGTATTTGCAGCCACTTTCCTTCCAGGCCCTTAAATACTGTTTGAAAAGTTCCCATCCAAATCCTTCGGATGTTGTTTCCCTTTTGTCCGCTTTCTGTGCAACTGACCAGAATGTGCAAGGGCTTCCACCAATGAGGATGTCAAAATCTCCATATTGTGTGAAATCTGCCTTGAATACATCACCGCAATGCTCAATTTGCGGATAATTCTTTTTGCTGATTTTTATTGCGCTTTCTTCAATCTCAAACGCAACATATCTTTCTACCGGAATACCTGCCCTTTCAAGTGCAACCATTCCACAACTAATGCCATCAAATAAACTCAATACTTTCATTTTCACTGCCCGAAGGAAAATCCGGATTTTATGTGCGCACAACCCATTTTCCTTTCGTTGTTTTTAATTAATAAATTTTTCACAAATTGCAACTATGTGTTCACATAATGCAATTGGAATGACACCTTTTTCCTTGGCACTTTTCAATGCCTGTGTTCCTGTCTGTGAACCCCTTGGCGCAGATTCATGACACGAATCACCGTTTTTGCAAGGCGGCTTGAACTGTGGTTCCGGATGATTTGTCCAAATATCTGTTGGTTTCATCCTGGTTTCACCGTACTTGCAATATGTGACCGTGTACCGTGGGATTCCTTGCATCCAAGTCATTTTTCGCATTGCACCCCTTGGATTCTCAATGAAGAAAAACTTCGGATTCAGTTCTTTAATCAATTGCAAAACGTGTTGGTCAACTTCATCACAAAATTTTGCATAATCACTGATTGGATCAAGATTACCTGTTTCTTCATTCTTCCTTCTGTGCCGACTTATTGCGGCAACACTGAATGTCGAACAATCAGGTGATGCCCAAATCACATCCGGTCTGCCAAATTTCTGCAAGATTTCTTCTGTTGTTACTTTGCCAATGTCTGCATAAAGGTTGATGTTTTTGAATTGTTTATCCCATTCAATCGAAAACACTTCATGCCCTTTTGCTTCAAATGCTTTGCCGATACTTCTTGTACCTGCAAACAATTCCAATACTTTCATTGATACCTTCCAAAATGTTTTGTGTTGGTATCTTTTGTACTTTTAACAAATCACACTGTCTGTGCTTTTTCTGTGTTCATCCATGCAGTGTTCGCAGATATATTCACCGTTGATTTCATAACACCATTCTGTTTGAATCTTTTTACCGCATTCACTGCATTCCGGCAGTCTGTCCAATTCTTTCTGTTGTTCGTTGCAATAACGGTCATAGTCAGCAATCGGATCATCCGTGAATAACATCTTTTATCACCCCATCTTCAATAACAAATTCCATTCCTGCTTCATTCAGTTCATACAATTCTTCAAGTGTTACTTCGTTCATGTTTCTACTCATTTCCTTCACCTTCTCCCACTGTTTTGATGTTGAATGGATCGCTGATATCGAATCCATCATATCTTTCAAGAAACTGTTCCAATGTTGATTTCCTGCATTTCAACCTGCCAATTTTCATGAAGCGCAGCAATCCGGCTTTTTGCAATTTATACACCTGGTCAACATTGGTTTTTAATATCTGCGCCACTTCCGGCACCGTGTAAAGCATTTCTTCCATTGGTCGATTCCTTCCCGTGTCTTTTTAGGACACTTTATCGGCAAAAAAAACGGCAACCACCTGTTCTGCCGAAAGATTATATTTTTTTGTAATCATTGAAATTTCACTCTGATTGAATTCAGTGCCATTTTCATTGATTTTATTGCACACTGTCTGTTCACTTTTACCTAAAAATTCAGCGAGTGTTTTGTTTGTGTCATTATGTAATACCATGATGCTTCTTAACAGTTTACTATTCATTGTGTCACCCCCTTCCGGTTACCTACTACATATTGTGTCTTTTTAAGACACTTTTACTATACTACGATAATTTTTAATTGTCAATGTCTTTTTTGGAAACTTTTTAAAAAATATTTGATTTTTAAGACACAAAGGTGTAAGATGTTCCTATATTAATAAGAAGGCGGTGAACAGATGAATATTGGTGAAAAGATTAAAAGTGCAAGATTAGCCAAGGGATATACGCAAGAAGAATTGGGAAAATTGATTGGCGTTCAAAAATCTGCCGTTGCAAAATATGAAAAAGGAAGAGTTGTGAATATCAAAAGAAGTGTACTCGCCAAGATCGCACAGGTTCTTGAGATTCCGCCTGTGGAATTGGTCAGTGATATTGAAGAAAAGCCTGTGGAAACTGCAAACAAACTTGCAGACTGGTACCTGGGATTGGAATTTAAAGAGGATGAAAACGTTGAATTTCTAATTGAAACATACAAACAATTAGACGAATCAAAAAGGGAACGCTTAGTGGAATATATGGAATTTTTGTTGGGAAGAAACTAAGCCTTCCCCAGAATCCTTTTCAAAAAAGTAAGAATAAATAAAATTTGGTTATCACTTAAGGTATCAATTAAGTTTAATAACTCTGTTTTGTAATTTTTCATAGCGTTGCCCCTTTCACGAACATTTGTTCTACATTTTTTATTATAAAATCAGACAATTCAAACTGTAAATGGTAATTGTTTCATGAAAATGTTATATGCCTATATCACAAAACAGTAAAGTTTAAACAATCGCAAAAAGCACATTGATTTTCAAAGAAAGGAAGGTCTTTATGGCAAGAATCATTATCACCAATCGTGGTGACAAGAAAAAACCATCCTGGCAGTACCGTTTTGAACTTGCGAAAGTAGACGGAAAAAGGAAGTATGCATCCAAGTCTGGATTCAAAACAAAAGAGGAAGCGGAAAAGGCAGGGAATATTGCCCTGGCAGAATATCTTCGTGCCGGGAAGCACTTTGAGCCTTCTGAAATGTCCGTTGCTGATTATCTTGATTATTGGTTGAACAATTATGCCGTTGTGAACCTTGCAGATAATACAGTGACCGCATATGCAAATATAATCAAGAACCATGTAAAACCCCGAATCGGTCATTATATGCTGAAATCCATTGATGTAATGACTTTACAGAACATGATAAATGAAATATATGTGCAGAAGGGATTCACAAAGAAATTCCTTTCCAACATCCTGAAGGTGTGCAAGGGTGCATTCGGGTATGCTGCGTACACGGCAAAACTCATTCCGTACAATATCGCAGAACCTGTTAAATTGCCCAAATTCGAGCCGAAAGAAGAGTCATTGAAGATTTTATCCAAGGAACAAATGGAAGCCGTTCTTGACCGTTTTAGAAGGTCACCGTACCAATACTATCCAATGCTTATCGGTTACTATACCGGAATGCGTATCGGGGAAGTATTCGGATTGGCTTGGAATGATGTAGACTTGGAAAAAGGCATCATATATGTACGGCAGCAATGCAAGGTGAAAGACAAGGATGCTATGACCGGAAGGAAACCGCAAAAAGGCAAGGCACTGAATCGGTGGTATCTTGGCGCACTGAAAAACAATTCTTCTTATCGTTCCATCACAATCGGGGATGAATTGAGGAATGCACTAATTGCGTACAAAGAATTGCAGGAAAAAGCGGAAGAAGAATATGGTGAATTCTATGTGAAGCACTATCTGAAGGAAGAAAAACTTGCAAATGGTAGAACCGAACACCGCATCATTTCCCAAACAGATGAATCCGGTCTTTGTCCGTACCCACGTGTGAAATTGGTATGCGTGAAAGAAAATGGGGAATTCCGTGGAACCGTACCAATGAAATATGTGAATAAGGTTGTCCAGACAGAAATGGGATTTGAAGATTTTCATTTTCATATGTTGCGCCACACTCATGCAACAGTGCTTGTATCAAATACAGACGAATTGCAGATAAAAGATATTTCCGAAAGGCTTGGACATTCTTCTATCAAAACCACAATGGACACATATGTCACCAATACAGAAGAAATGCGTGTGAAGTCTATGGAAATCTTTGAAAAAGTGGGCAAATTGAATGTGAAGTACAGAAATGAAAGATTGTATGAACTATGGAAGTCCACCAAAAACCGTTGCAACGGCACTTCATTTTACAAAGACCGTGGAATCAAATTTTATGAACCTTGGCTTGATTATGAAGTGTTTGAACAATGGGCAATGGAAAACGGATATGAGGATGATTTGTCACTGATCAGAAAGGATAAATCCCTTGATTTTTGCCCGGACAATTGCATCTGGTCAACCGACAACAAAAACGTAAAAGGAAACAATGTCTGGTCAGATGGTGTGCGTACAAAATCATATAGTATCAAACACAATGGATATTCCTGGGGATATGCTATCACGAACTATGATGCAACCGGAAAAAGGAAAAATATTCAGAAGTCGGGATTTGATACAGAAAAGGATGCAAAGATTGCTGCGGAAGCCGTTCTTTCCGAAATGTTCGCATCATCAGAAGTGGTGTTGAAGCGTGTAAAATAAATGTACGCATCATGCGTACGCAGGAACAGATGCGTACGAGATGCGTACAAGAACGCAAAATTGCGTGTTTTTATTTTTTTGACAAATGCCAGAAACCGCATAAAATAAGGGTTTTCTTAGTTTCTTCCACAACACCGTTTATACTTTTTACCACTTCCGCATAGAGTGGAATCTATGTATTTTTTCATCATTTTGCATCCTTTTCTATCCCTTGCAACCTTGCGCAAATAGCGTAGTATCAAGGAAAACAATACTTTTTTATCATTTAACATCTTTTTTCATCTTTTTATAATACCGTGCCAGTGCGTACAAAATGCGTACACGGTACGCAAAACATGAAGGGCAGGAAATCAACCTGCCCTTTTGCTTTATACTTTCCACGAATAACCGCAACCCTGACATACACACATCTTTCTGGTTTTGTTGATTGCCTTCTGCTTTTTCGGAATGAAAATCTTTGCAAGCAATGCAGGGATTGTCAGGCAAAACCACTTAATAAAAAGCCACCACCAACCAATGAACAACCACCAGATAATTCCGTGATGCTTATTTTTCAATTTCACTTCGTTCACCATCTGAACTGTTACATTCTCACTTTTACATTTTGGACAAATCATACCCGTACCCCCATTTGTTATTTTAAAATAATAATTGCACCAATGGGATTTTTTGTCAATAAAAAAAGACCGGGAATCCCGGTCATGACAATGTGCTTGTGTGCTTGATGTTCAGAATGACAACCACACTTTCCTGCACTTCATATTGTATTGCATATCTTTTATAGAACATTGTGCGGATGCTTTCATCATCAGGAATGGTTGCCGGATATCTGTATGGAAAACTTTTCAGGTGTTCCAACTTCTCCCGGATGTCCTGGATGACCCGCTTTGTGTATTCCGCATCTTGCGTTTCACTCAAATAATAATTGAACATATTTCTGAAATCACTTTTTGCTTCGTTGGTCACCTTCAGTGTGTATGCCATATTCTTTTTCTATCTCTCCCATGAACGCATCAAAGTCAGTCAATTCTTCCCCTTGTTCCTTGTACCTCTTAATTGAATCAACCGCTGCTTTGTATAATCGCATTTCTTCCTTCATTCTTACATATTCCCCATGTTCTAAAATAACCAGATGCCCGGTGCCGTTCTTTGTAATGAAAACAGGTTCCTTCTGTTGCGTGCATATCTCACTAATCATGTTGGTATCACGCATTGCGCTGATAGGCAGAATTTCCATTGTATCACCACCTTTCTTCACTTATTATATGCCAATGTGCATGATAATGTACATAATTATGCTCATTGTGATATAATCAAAGCATAACAAAACAGATGGGATGATGGAATATGATAACTTTGCAGAAACAGGCTGCGGATGCGCTTATCGTGAAAATGATTCAACATGGTGTTGTCAAAACGCAATCTTTTGTGGATGGGAAACCCGGACACATAGACAATAAAGACATTAAAAGGCTTGGATATAAAAGCACGCATGAATATGTGCTTGCATTGATTGAAAAAGGATATGTGATAGAAGATTAAAAAGGGCAGGAATAGAATCCTGCCCCTTTTTCTTATTTGCCGTCATTCTCCAAATCATGAATCCGGTGATTGATAACCTTTATCTGTTCTTCAACAACAGGCATTCTTCGTGCAAAGTTGTTGTGTTCCCTGACTTCCCTTGTCAGTTCATCAATTTTGCAATCTGTGACCGCCTGTGCCGTTGTCAGTTTGTTTTCAATCTTCTTGTTGCTTGAAATATTTGAGATAATAACCCCTGCAAGTGATAAACCCCCTGTGATTATTGCTGCAATTATTCCTTCCATTATGATTTCCCTTTCTTTTGTATGTAATTATGCTTTATAACCCACCGCAATCCATCCAACAGATGTATTTGTTGTACCGTTTCTTGTTACATAGGCATCAAACCCTGTCACCGTAATATTTGCTGATGCATTCCCGGAAACTGATGTTCCAGGCACGGTTGTGATTGCCGTTGTCAGTACCATTGGTATTGATGTGTAGGCAACCGGGAATTTAACCGCCTTTGCCGTTGGTGTGTCCTTAACAGGTGTTATGGTTTCAACTCCCCATTGAATCAACAACCCATTTGAAAAATGGCACCTTCCCGATCTGCTTCCATGCACAACAGGTTCACTTGTGACAAATTCATCACCACCATTTGCCCTTGTCACCTTCACATTCGCATCAAATACAAGGTTCTGTGTGCTGCTCAAATACCGCCATATTCCATGCGCCCTTGCACTATCCCAACAACCAATTGAAGTGACAGATGCACCGTTTGCACCATACAATTTGCAATTGTGGACATACTCGGAATCTTCTGTTGTCTGGAAATACATATTCTTTTCATCATTGGAACGCTTGAAACCGCCCATGAAGATATTCTTGTGTATGTCCATATCCATATTGATTTCCATTTGGTCTGCAATTTCAGAAACCTTGCCGAATGCAATTCCTTTTCCGCTTGTATTAAAGTCAAGCAATGTGAAGGCAGTCGCAATTTCCGCAAATGCCCTGACCGGATTGTCTTTATTAAAATAATCAGTAATAGACAATCGCAGGTCATAGGAAGAATCTGTGTCCAATGCAATATTCAACAACATATTACTGTTGTATGAATACACACTGCCTGTTGCTGCTTCCGTCCATGTATCACTTGATTTCAGTTTGTATTCCACAACATAATTCTTGCCGTTCTTATTTCCAACGGCTGCAATCGCAAAATTGATTCTTGCAAGTGCCATTGTGCCTTCATCATCCGCAGCACCCAACCCATTCGCACGTACTGCCGTGAATGTGCTGATTTTTGGTGCGGTATACGCAACAACCGTGACAGTGGTGCTTTTCGTTGCCGTTCTTCCCCTGGAATCGGTCACTGTGGTTGAAACCGTCACTGTGCCGGATGCAGAAAGAACCCCGGATGTGAATGAACTGCCTGAATAACTCTTTCCACTAATGGTTGTTTTGTATGATTTGATTGTGCTTGAATAACTCCCGGAAGCACTGATTGTCACCTTCAACTTTGACTTGTTCTGGACATATGCCCCAAACTGCGCAGAAAGACCAGAAACGGCTTCTGCAACCGTCAATGATGAAACACTAGGCACAACAGAAGAAGGCACCTTGGCGGTAAAGGAAACCGTCTTGGTGCCTATCAGCGTACTTCCATTATAGGTTTTGCAAGTGATGGTGCAGGTGCCGGATGTACCATTCGGAATCTGACTTGCCAATGACAAAGGAACTTCCCATGCCTTTGATGTTCCCAGGTCACTTCCGATTGTTCCGGTAGCACTTCCAAATTTATATGTCAAGGTATGGTCAAAACTGCTTGATGCCCTTGGCATATTGATTGTGATGGATGCACCCATGTTCACACTTGATGCCGATACCGTTGGTGTTGTTGCCCTTGGTATCGTTGTCAGTTTCTGCGAATACGGCTGCGCACTTGACGAAAACTGATCGTGTGTGATTCGTGTGGATGTTGCCAGTGTTTTTGAACCATCCGCACTGTGTGAGATGTTCAATGTTTTGGAAAACAACACAATCCCTGAAGATGTTATCTTGTCAGAAGATGTGATGCTTTCTGTGTACTGCGTGCCATTGATGGTGCAATACACGGTTCCTGTTCCATAAGTTGTATATCCTGTATTAGTACGATAAACCCGGACTGAAACAGTCACATTTGATGTGTTGTTTGCTACGCTTTGACTGTTTTGCGTTATCGTCACTTTATACTTGATTTTATCATTCGTAGTTGACATTGCGCTTGATGTTGCCATTCTGTCACCTACCTATTCCGTTTAAAAGACAAATTGCCGTTGCTTCTTGGAACAAATGCAAAATTCCCCAACTGCAAAGAATGAAGGAATTC